AGCTCACGGTGGACGACGGCAGCAGGCTCAGGTTCGCCAAGGCCACAAAGCAACGTGACATGGAGAGCGGCCACGAGTTTGCATTTGAATTAAACGCGGTTGAGCTGGGCATCGACGAAGACGGCGACCCGGTCACGAGCTGCCACATTATCCCGGCAGATGAAGAACGCACCGCAGAAGCAAAAACAAAGCTCACGAAAAACGAAAACCTGGTGATCAACTGCTTCACGCAGCTCTGGGGTGAGCTCGTCGGAGGGCCAAACAAGAGCGGCGCAGGCTTCCCGGAGGGCGGCACCAGGTGGGCAATAGAAGAGGAAGACATACGCAAACACTTCTATGGGAAAGTGTCAGCGGTGAACAAAAGGCAGGCCTACACACGGGCAATAGAGGGGCTCACAGACAAGGGTGAAATAGCTAAAAATGAAGGGTTTTTCTGGTTGGTACGCTCAAAGCACAAATTGTGACGGGCGTACCAGAGGTGTACCAAAAACGGCAGGGATTATGTTATTGATTATACTATATAAAATATTACAAATGGTACGCTTTGGTACGGCTTGGTACACCAAATGGTACGGGACAAGCCTTAGCGTACCACCCGTACCAATTACCTTTAGGTATTGGTACGGTGTACAGCTTGTGAGGTGGTACGCAAAATGTGGGCATTGCGATGCCTGAGATTAAGAGAGATTTAAGCTGGCGAGCAGCAGATTATTCCACACTGTCGGAAAGAGATTTCACCCGGGCGTTGGCTGATGTTGATTTGGCTCAACTGGAGGGTATCGCCAATCGCCGGAAATTCCTCAACGCAAATCACCTGGTGAAATGGAACGCCTGGCAACGCAACGCAATTCTCAACAAAAAGTATGAGCTGGAGAAAAGCCGTGGACGCGTATGAGGAGCAGCTCAAGAAATTAATGATGGAGTTTGAACGGAAGCGAGCCGCGCTTGGATTGCGTGCCGCCCTGCCCGACGACAAACGCAGACGAGTATGGAGCGAACCATTGACAAAACATGAGTTGCACTTCCTGGGGTTTATGAGGGCTGAGGGAATAATGACAGCCGAGGAGCTGGCCGGGGCAATGGATGAAAACTTACGCGTCACCAGGAAGACGCTGATGAGCCTGATCGACCGAGGGTACGTCAAGGTCGTCAGCGATCTCAAAGGTTACGCAAAATACAGAGCGAGGACAGCAAGTGAATTACCAGGAGATTTTTAGATGATAAGATACGCAGTGTATGACGACGGTTTGCATATTTGGATTGACGGTAAGCTTGTCGGTATCATCCCGCCGCAAAACTTCCCATACCTCATGACCGACATGATGAAACACATTGAGGAACACACGCAGTGGCACCACAAATAAGACACGGGAGTTTGGCTGAGATGGCTGGCTGGGTTACATTGGGGGCACATAGTATTTCCTATGTTTGCCGCTGGCCGTGTAGCACTGAACGGCTGGCAACCGGGGTTGAGGTTCCTCCGACCAAATGCTCCAACTTGGGCGACGTTTGCTTCTCCCTTTATACGGGCGTCGCCCCTTTTTTACTGGGGATGAGACAGCGACGGAGTAGTGCTCGCATACGCGTGCGACCCCATTTTGTTAACATAATGTTTATTATGAGAATTACGAAAAGTGCGTTTTTGCTATATAAATATGGGGTTTCAGCGTGTGTGACAAATGCTCGACCATTTTGTCCGGGAGCAAAACACAAGATGTTGTGGTCGGAATCGCCAAACACCCCCCCGGCCCGGCCATACCTAGGGGTAGGTCTTGTACAACCCCACACACACTTTCCCACCGAATTTTGCCCCCCGGCACCCCCTTTGTTTATTATGACTTTAACTGGAGAAAAATTATGGCAGGCAGACCCAAACGCAAGGCGGCCTTTGCGGAGATTGAGAAGCGAGGCGGCGCGGAGTATTTGCAGGAGTTTTTACTATCTGGCGGGACTGTGTCCGGCTTGGCAAAGGAGTTAAACCTGGACCGGGGTTACTTGCACCGCATCTTGGGCAAGCACGAGGGCTACAGCGCGGCGATGGAGGCTGTGCGGGAGGAGGCTGCGGACGCGCACGCCGAGGCTGGGTTTGACATTATGCGCCGCCTGCGTGAGGACCGCCGCACTGAGCGATCCGGCGCCGAGCCTGGTAGCAAGGTGTCTGAGTTGTCTGCGTTAGATATTAGCATTGCGAAGGAGGAGGCCATGCAGCATCGCTTTATTGCGGAGGCGTGGAACCAGAAACGTTACGGCTCAAGCAAGGGCCAGACGCAGATCACGGTCAACGTGGGCGACATGCACTTGGACGCGTTGCGGAAGGTCAAGTTAGTCCAGGACGCAACCAAGACGATAGAGCACAGCGATGACTAAAAATTTTATGGAAGAATTTGTGGAGGCCTACCACGACGACCCGGTGCGTTTTGTTGAGGAGATGCTGGGCGCGTCCCCGTTTGAGTATCAGGCTGAATTTTTGCGTGAGGTTGCCAGCCCCACCAGGCGTCTCACGGTTCGCTCGGGTCACGGCAGCGGGAAGAGCACAACCGCGTCCTGGGCGATGCTGTGGTTTTTGCTATTGCGGTACCCGTGCAAGGTTGTGGTGACGGCCCCCACGTCCAGCCAGTTGTTTGACGCGATGTTTGCTGAGTTGAAGCGTTGGGTCAATGAGCTACCCAAGGAGCTGCAAGAGTTGCTTAACGTGAAGTCTGACCGTGTGGAGCTGGTTGCGGCCCCTGCGGAGGCGTTCATTAGCTGTCGGACTGCGCGAGCCGAGACGCCGGAAGCCTTGGCCGGGGTTCACTCTGACAATGTCTTGCTGGTGATCGACGAGGCTAGCGGCGTGCCTGAGAAGGTGTTTGAGGCTGCCGCAGGGTCAATGTCTGGTCACAACGCCACGACGTTGATGCTGTCTAACCCCACCCGTTCTAGCGGCACGTTTTTTGAGAGCCACAACCGTATGAAATCTTCCTGGTGGACCCGGCAGTGGAGCTGCGAGGATAGCCCGTTGGTGAGCCAGGAGTTTATCGATGAGATGCGGATGCGGTACGGCGAGGCGAGCAGCGCGTTTAGGGTGCGCGTCTTGGGTGACTTCCCGTTGACCGACGACGACACGATTATCCCGTATCACTTGGTTGAGGCGGCGCAAAACCGTGACATAGAGGTGGCCGACGAGACGACCGAGGTGTGGGGCTTGGACGTCAGTAGGTTTGGCTCTGACGCGACGGCGTTGTGCAAGAGGCAAGGCCCGGTCGTCACTGAGCTGCGTGCGTGGCGCGGGTTAGACTTAATGCAGACCACCGGGCGGGTTGTGGCTGAGTATGAGGCGCTGCCCCCGTCCCGCCAGCCAGACGAGATACTGGTGGACAGCATCGGCCTGGGGGCTGGCATTGTGGACCGACTGATGGAGCTAGGTTTGCCCGTGCGGGGCGTGAACGTGGCCGAGAGCCCGTCTATGGGTGACACGTACATGAACTTACGCTCCGAGCTGTGGTTCAAGTGCAAGGGTTGGCTGGAGGATCGTTCGTGCAAGTTACCCAAGGACGACCAGTTGTTGGCAGAGCTGACGGCGATTAGGTACAGCTTTACCAGCTCCGGCAAGATGAAGGCTGAGAGCAAGGACGAGATGCGTAAGCGGGGCTTGGGTTCGCCTGACCTGGCTGACGCGTTGTGTTTGACGATGGCCTCCGACGCGATCACCGCGCAGTCTGGGTCGTTTAAAATGTATCGCGGAGAGCTGCGTCGAAACTTGCAGGGAATTGCGTGAATTTTTGGGGCTGACAAACCTCTGTGCTAAAGTGAGGACAACATTTTAGCGGAGGGCTTCATGGCCGACATAAATAGACTTATGCAAATAATAAATGCGTTAGAGGCTAACGGCACGGATGTGGAGGGCGTGTTAGGCTCACTGCTTACCCCGGCAACCATGCCGCAACAAATGCAGCCTGATAACGGCATGCCTCCACCAGCAACCATGCCGCAACAAATGCCAAGGCAAGACGGGTTACCGTCACCAGCGGAAATGCCGTCCCAGCTACCGCCTGGCATGACAATGGAACAGCTTATGGAAATTAGGCGGCGCATGATGGACATGAGCCCAGAAAATTTTAATGGCATGGATGCGTCGGGCATGCGTCAGCCAAACCTCGCACCATTTACCGGGCCAGGCCCAGGCGCTGTCGTTGATATGGAGCGAACGCGCAGAATGATGGACCGGCGCAACAATCGCTCCGGGATTTTAGATTTACTGCAACGAATGAGATAAAGGAGAACGCGCATGCCAGGTTATGGACATAAAGGCGGTATGAAAAAAGGCGGTAAGAAAAAGGGTGGGAAGAAAAAGTAATGGCAAAGAAACCCGGCTTATACTCAAATATTCACGCCAAACGTAAACGGATCAAGCGTCAGAAGGCTGCGGGTAAAACTCCCGAGAAAATGCGCAAGGTAGGATCTAAGGGTGCGCCCACGGCCAAGGCGTTTAAGCAAAGCGCAAAGACGGCGAAGAAGAAAAAGTAATATGCCAGCCAAGCGCAAGAAGGTGCCAGCCAGCAAGAAGTTCGCGGATGGTACCACGTACAAGGACAGCAAGGGAAAGACGCACCGCCGCGTGTCGTCACCCGGGACCAAACGAGGCAACGCCTACTGCGCCAGGACTGTAAGCCAGAAGCGCACGGCAAAGGTAAAGGTTAGACGCAAGGCCTGGGGTTGCTCAGGCAAACGGAGCGTGAAGAGGTAGATGGGCAAGTTAGGTGATACATTAGACAGCGCCGTTGGGTTGCTGGACATGCTGAAGAAGCCGCCCGGGTCTGACCCCCGGTATCGCGGCGTCGCGCCCAATCGAACCGACTTTACGTTTATGCGTTACAACCCAGCCAAACTGCCTGAGCGGTTGCAGAAATCTCTGACTGCGCTGCGCGACCCAAACAACCCCATGCGCCAGGACATGCTTGAAAGCATTGAGGCTGGGCTGGAGGTTGGCGAGGATTGGTACAACACCGAGGAACTGCGCGACTGGTTTATTATGGGCCACGGCGAGGAGGAAGGGACGCGGCAGTGGGCCGAGTATCTTGACCTGGTTGGCGCGACGTCTCCCGGGTCTAAGGTGCCGCCCAACATTGGCAACGCCTCTGCCGTGCGTAATAGATTGTACACTGACCCAGAATATTTGGAACAATTACAAAACGTAGAAAACATAGAAGGCGGACGAGCCTTAGCCAAAGGCAGACAGCCAGGTTACGGCCACAAGACCGCCGGGTTGCAAGAATTAATAGTATCGAAGCAGACACAAGGGAAGTTTGATGCGTTGCCTGAGCCAGGCGTCTCGGGGACTAAGTCGTCTATGGTAGAAAACCCCAAGCCAAAGGGTTTCGGTCAATCTTTGAAGGGCTCAGAAAAGAACATAGCCGCCGATCTGCATTTCACGCGATATTTCGGCATGGCGTCGATGGACCCCGACTGGTTAAACGTCGCCGGGACCGAGGTTGGTCAAGAGTTTGCAGATAAGATTATGGAGGCTTACCCAAAAGCAAAAAAATATTTTGCTACAAACAAAATGGGCAAGCCCTCGTTCAATCCAAAAGCCGCCGTCAAGGATGGCGTCGTGCCTATTGAAGTAATTTCTGACAACCCTGGCGTGTGGAGCGCGATGCCAAACAATAACGAGTACGGCGCGATGGAGGACTTTATGTTTGAGTTGGGCAACGAGCTCGGCTTGACGGGTCCGCAAGTCCAGGCGGCGTTGTGGATGGGCGCGGCTCGTAAGACTGGCGTTGATCCTACCAGCCAAACCACGTTTATGGGTGCAGTACGCGACCGGGCCGACATACAAGCCGCCAAGCGCGGTCAAACACGCGAGCAAGTCTTATTCGATTTTATTATGAACAAGGGCTTGCTGGCGGCTCCAGTCGCGGCTCCGCTAGGCGTCATGGGTTTGGTCGGTAACAACCAGGCGCAGGCCGCCCCAACAGAGAACGACTTACTGCAATACCTGGAGGCCAACCGATGAGCCCGGAAGAACGCATACGAAATAAGGTGTCTGGCTTAAAGCAAGTGCAGAACGAGAAAAGCATCCGCAAAAACTTTGACGCCACCATTGGCCGCGACGGCGAGGCGTTTAAAACGCAGTACGGCGGCCTGACTTACGACCCGTACACCGGGAGGGCTTACCACAACGCCGGAGACTACGTGTACGGCGCGGAAGAGCTGCAAAAGGCAATGGACAACCGAAACACCAACAACCGCATGAACGCGTCTATTTTTGACTACGTGTTTAAAAAGACTGGCAACCCCAACATGGCGCGGCACGCAGTCAACACGGCAAACTTCACGCCGGGCGTCGGCACTGCGATGGGTTTAGAGGATGCGTACCAGGCAGCCCGGGAAATACCAGACGATTACCGAGCGGGAAACCCGGTTGGCGTGGCTAAAAATGCGGGGTTGACTGCGCTGGGGTTGGGCGACGCGGCACTGACGATGGCTCCGTTTGCAAAACCAATATTTAACGCAATGAAGCGCGTGCCGAGGATGGTTGGCGGGGCTGGCAGGGCGATGGAGCGCGGCATGTTTGCCGTTGACGACATGATGGCTCCGACGGTCAGCGCCAAACCTCAAAACGCGTTAATGGAAGAGCTGGAGAGATATTTGGAAAGCGTGGGTAATTAAATGGCAATAACAACATACGCAGAGCTGAAAGCGTCAATCGCTGACTTTCTTAACCGGGATGACTTAACCAGCGTCGCCACTGATTTTATTACTTTGGCTGAGGCTGACATGAACCGCCGGGTGCGGCACTGGCGCAACGAGGGTCGAGCGACGGCTCAAGTTGACACGCAGTTCAGCGCCCTACCCGCCGACTTTAGCGAGACAATTACGTTTCACGTCACGTCCGGCTCCATGTCTCAAATTGAATTGTTAAACAAATCTGAGATGTTAAAGCAACGCGCAGCCAGCAACGACAGCGTCGGCAAGCCACGTTTTTACGCAATCACTGCGGGTGAGATTGAGGTTTTCCCCACCCCGGACGCGACGTACACCACGGAGCTGTATTACTACAAACGCATTACGTCGTTGAGCGACAGCAACACCACTAATGATATTTTAACCTACTTCCCGGATGCTTACTTGTACGGCAGCCTGGTACACTCTGCCCCATATCTTAAAGACGACGCGCGGGTCGCCGTGTGGGGATCTATTTACGCGCAAACACTGGCCGACATTAACGGCGAATCTGAAGCATCCAAGTTTGGCGGTTCTGGCCGTCGTTTAAAAATAAAGGCGTACTGATATGAGTTTTAGCAATACTTTTGAGACCCACGTATTAAACTACGTGTTTACTGCAACAAGCGTGACCAGGCCGACTGCGTGGTATGTCGCGCTATTTACGAGCAATCCGGCTGAAGATGGTAGCGGCACTGAGGTTTCTACATCTGGCACTGCGTATGCGAGGCGCACAGTCGCGTTTACTGTGTCTGGCAACTTGGCAACTAATTCTGGAGCGGTTGAGTTTCCGACGGCTACCGGGTCTGGATTTGGTACCGTGACGCATATTGGCGTATTTGACGCGAGCACGAGCGGTAACTTGATTGCTTACTCCGCGTTATCTGCGAGTAAGGCAATTGCAGCCGGAGACGTGTTTCGTATTCCAACTGGCGATCTTGATATAACGCTCGACTAGTGGCTTATCGCGCCTCATACGGTGCTAGTACCTATGGCACGGCGCTTTATGGCGTCACGGGAGCAATAGACGGCTCTACAGACGTTGTATTTCGCCCTAGCTACGGCAAAGAAACTTACGGCACCTCTACTTATGGCAGTCAAGGAAGTGAGACGTGCAATTTATCTGTTACGTGTTCTGCCCAAGTTATACGAGATGGCGCGGCATCTATTGCGTGTGCCTTATCTGTGAGCGTCGTTGATCCAGACACAGTAAACGACGCAAGTGCCACAATTACATTACAAAGCGCGACGGTTAGCGTTGCAGAAGAATACGTTGCCTCTGACGGGTTCAGACCTGGCTATGGGTTAAAAACCTACGGCACAAGCATCTATGGCCGCAACGACAGCATAGAGCAAAGCACAACCACAATTGCCATTTCGTCAACGATGACGGTTGGCGTAAACCCACAATTCAACGCACAAGCTACGATTAGCTCAACTTTAACCACAACCGCAAGCGCGGTGTTTAGCGTAACAGCCTCCGCTGCTTTAACGTCTAGCTTGTCTTTAACTACATCCGTTTCGCGTGTTTTGCTTGGCAGTTCAACCTCAACAATAGCGTTAAGCTTGGCAACGTCTGCAATTGAAAAGTGGGAGCCCATTGCAGACACGCCGGAGACCTGGACGCCAGTCGCGGCGACAAGCGAAACCTGGACGCCGATCACAGATTCACGCGCCGCATGATTTTTTGGAGCTACAGCCAAACTGTGCGATAGTCGCGTTAACGAGCTAGGCCGCTTGTTTCCCTTACATTGATGGAAAAGTGTGCGTAGCAAAAACGTAACTGAGGAGTTTATTTATGCCAACTAACACCACAACTTATTCATTACAAAAGCCCACCGT